CGTAACGGCGTAGGCGGCGGTTGTACTAACAGCAACTTGATCCGAATCGCTAGACCATGCCCCAAACGGAATACTTAAATACCGCCCCCCGTCTGTACCTAGTAATGCAGCTACGTTGTTATTGAGCTGATTGAAGTAAAGGCGTAAAACATTGTTGAACTGGTCATGATACGCACGTTCATAACTAGCACCTGCGGCAGGTAGGCTAGGTGGGGCGGGTTGCCTAAGCAAACTCACCGCTGACCATCCTGTTTAATATCAATCCGTGGTGCACCAAGCTGCCACGTTGTACCCAGCCCATCAGAGCCAACCCGCATAATCATCTGTCGTCCACGGATACGGGTATAAATAATGTTGGTGAACTGCTCAATCGTCACTGTAGAAGTACGAGCAACAGCTTTCGCAGCTTCAGTATTAAACCCAGACCCAGAACCATTCATACCATAAAGCGTCATAGTGACTTGTGGACTTTGGCTTGTAGATCCTTGGAATGTCAGATCCGGCACCATACGCCATACAAACCCAAAGTTCTGCCCGTCGTCAATATCAAACTCAGCCGACTCAATATAAGCTTCAATTGCGGTGGCTGTACCTGTGGCGTTATCGTCCACCCCGTATTCATGATCAACAACGTTGTAGTTGTACGTAGCTGCTTCAGGGTAGTTGCGTAACCCCGAGTCAAGCCAAGCCGTGCGCCCCATCGTGCCGTAATACCAAATATCTTCTGCATAGTTGTACACAACGTACTTATCAACTACCGTGGAATTGGTAGAACAGTAAAACCACCAGACTTCGTTAAAGCCTTCGTTTGTTCCGGCAAAGATCTGATCAAGCTGCGAGACGTTAATGTCGGAAAAAACATACCGCCTTAGATCACAGCGAAGTGTCTGCACCCGCCCGTTATAGGTATAAAACTTATCAACCCCCATCCAATACACCACACCCGAAGCAACAGCCGTAGCGTTTGGTCCGACGATAGATATGTTGTCACCAAGTAACTGAGACCCCCACACAAACGGAGGGCCGAGGTACTGCAAGGAGTACAACGCCGAATCAGTCCACACCAAAACTTCTTGTCGTGTTTGAAGCTCAGAGATAATTTGTGAACCGTGGGATAGGCGCAAACTACCTGCTTGGTTTGTGGGGGCAGGGACAAAATCAGTAACCGACTCTTGGTTACCCCAACGGATCAGCATCGGGTCGAGCACTGCACTACCATAAGCTGTCGTACCAAAGAGTAGAAGAAACCGAGATGTATCCGAAACAATCATGCCATTTTGTTTTGATGGCACATCGACAAGTTCAGAAACATACACATCCGACCCAGTAGATGCGGCGTTAACCAGCGCCCCAGTAGGAGAAGCCGATATGTTTGCTGTGGCCCCATCCACATTTCGCAAGTAATACGTTGTACCCGCAGTGACCCCAGAAGGCATTGTGCCTGTGGTGTCGAATTTAACCGCAGTGCCCTCGGACAATAGAACCGAAGCAAACGTAACAACAGTAGGAGAGGCTGATGTAAAACTTACATTCCCGCCAATCGAATTAAGAGCAACGCCACGAGTAGTAACACCATTGGTTGCATCCCAATAATAGAGGGGTCCGCCCCGATACCCAAAAACTAAATCTTCACCCCAGTTCTGGGCATCCCACAACCGCAATCGCTCAGTACCGGCAACACCCGTACCCCAGCCGCCCATACCCCAACCACCAGAACCCCATCCAATAACAGCGCCTTGAATGGCAGGGCCAGCGTCAATCTCGTATTTAGCAGTTACCGTACCCCCACCGGTAGCGGTACTTGAAGCATTTGATGCGGCTGTGATGGTGTAAGTATTGGTTGTAACGTTTGCTATCTGGTAGTTGCCGTTAAGCGTTAGTCCTCCAACTGCTGAAGCCCCGCTGAAAGTTACAAAATCTCCGGTAGCACCCCCATGAGAAGCATCGGTTACTGTCACAACGGCTGAACCACTTGCCGTCGTAAAGGGGTTTGTTAAGGTTGCGGTTTCTCGTATGGGGGTAATGTCGTTGTAAACTCCACCTCGCTCAATATAAAACTTAAGATTTGTGCCGACAGCAAGCAAGTTATCAAAGCTGAGCGTCACCCAATTCCAAAGAAACCGGCACACCCCCTGAAATGTGTACGGGGAGATACGCTGCCACCCACCAATTTTCTCAGGCGTACCCTGACGAAACCGAACCTTTTCACTGATATACCAGCCGTTCTCGTTGGTATATCGAGTATTTTCTTGGTTTGTTCCGGGCTTAAAAAGTATCTTTTTGAGTGGCATTGCTTACCTCATTAAGGCAGCTTCGGCAGCGCGACGGCGAGTAAGGCCGGGAAGAACTCGACCGGCAGCTTTATTCCAGAGCATACATTGGTCTGCCGCACCATCCCAGTCCCCCGCATCAATACGTTTCTTGAACGTGGAAACCCGATAGTTCCCTAGGCCACAATTGTAGACCCAGCTAGTCACAGCGGCAATGCGCCTTGGTAGTGCGGTTTGAATCCTTGGGGACATCTTAAACAGCCCCCTAAGAAAGTATTCAACGTGATGATCCAGCGCATCTTCACATTGCTGCATCGTCCAGATTGTGCCGGGATTAATTTCAGGGCCGGTTGCACCCCAACCGATTGTCCAAGGATGCCCACGGGTTCCGGGGTCAGGATAAGCTGTTACTCGTCCGTCAGGCAAGCGCTTTGCTAGCCCCTCAAAGGGCTTGATCAGTACATCCTTGCAAAGCTTTTTGGCTTCATTCACTGGATTTCTCAGCAATCAGTCGGTTAACGTGTTCCCAAAGCGCATGAATCTGCCTGTCGTGATCTTTCTCCAAATAGTCAAGTCGTGTCTTAATGGTCACGGCATAAACGGCCACGCCAACAAGCGCAACCCCCAAGAACCAAACCCTTGCAAGGGAATCGATCAAGGCTTCCACGACTATCCACCTTTGTTGTACTTCTCTATTGACCGTCCTACAAACCAGAACGTAAGCATCATGTTCAGCATGGCGAAGTCATCCTCGTCGTAACTCTTGGTTAGCACTTCAGCCCAGTTAGCATTGGTCTGGAAGGCAATCGTCAGGCCAGCAGCTTTGACAGCCACGTATACGCCAAATGCAATCCAAGTAAGACCGGGGCGGGTAATAGCAGTGATAAAGCTAGCGAACCAGCCAGCCTCTTTTGCGGTCTGGGCTTGCTCCTTAAAAGCCTCCTTAATCGTGTCCATTTGCGAGATCGAGTAGTCAACATACTTCTCCTCCATCTTGAACTCACCCCGCATCTTCTCCAGATCGGTCTGGAGCTGGAACATGGATAGCTCGTGGGCGCGTTCGTTCTTTTTGTCCAAGAACTTCAAAACCTCGGGGGCAAGCCGAAAGATGCCGCCAAAGATGGAGCCTAAAAGACCGCCGCTAAGTAGCTCAAACATAATTACCCCTTAGCCGTTACTATGTCGGCACCTTTCTTGACTGTTACCTTGCTGCCTTCAACATCAACCTGCATGGGTGGCTCGGCACGATCAAGCTTGTCCAAACGTGTAATGAGATCCTTGATGACCTCGAACTCGGGTTTTTCCTGCTTAGGTGCGGTTCCAGCAATACCGTTAAGCATTTGAATAAGTGCAGTAAGTGAAGCGCCAAGCAGCCCCATAACAGCAGCAATCTTCTCCCCTTCAAGGAAAAGAGATGCACCGACACCCACGAGCACAATCAGAAAGATATAAAGCAGCCCATCTTCGCCAATGGCTTTTCCTGCTACTTCTTTGGCCGAGTCTTGCGCTTTAAGCTCTTCAAGCCTAATCTTAGCTTGCGCTTTGAGAACCGCTAACTCATGGGTTTTGTCGTCCATTACGCCACCGCCACCTTTCTAATAGCACGAACATAATTTGAATAGCTCTTATTTGTAGCTAAAACAGATCCTGCGCTGAAATTCTTTGTCCATGCGTAAGCGGTTGCTTGATTAGTCGATGTCCAATGAGCACTAGCGGGGAACGCTTCTGATCCACCCGATTTAAACAACGCAACTGAAGTCTGTGCTGGGGAAGAAGTTGTATAGGGTGAACTTCGTGCGGGGACTGCATAAGGGTTAGTTGTGCTTGAGCTTGTGTTGTTAGCTGTGGTGGTAGGTTTGAGGTTGTAGTAGCAAATTTCTAATTCATAATAAGCAGGTAAATACCAATCGGTATACCCGTTTGTAGTTAGCCCATCACAATAACCAGCGGCGGGGTACGTCGTTGGGCTTACTCCCACCAAGTAAGAAGTATTAGCTGCACCATCAACCATTGAATTAGCGCCGCCTGTAGCCGTATCGGTTGTTTTGTAATCTTGCAGAGACTGCGTAGATTTTGGTGCAACAATTAGGTAGTAGAAAGGCCCAGCACCTGTACCACTATAATCAATCATTCCTGCGTAATACCCACCGTAAATAAACGTACCAATCGCAGGGGCTCCGCCTTCACCATCAATTGCGTCTGAAGCAGAAGAAGTTTCGTTTATGCTGGAACCATAAATTAAAATATTAGAAACAGCGTCTACGCCACTAGAAGTTTCGTTAACCGCACTAGTTAGTAATACCCCACCATTAAGACTATCCGCACCTGTAGCGGTTTCCGTAATAATACTTTCTTGTGTACGTAAATCATTTACAGCATCAACGCCTGTAGCAGCCTCAACAATAAGTCCAGAGTAAACGACGCCGCCTACACCAAAGCCAAAACCCCGAGCGCCTCCAGCAGCTAAACGTTGAATAACCGGCATATCAATCTCAGGTAAATTTAGTTTGAGAAGCTAGCACCGTGAATGTAGCCGATGCTGTTTTAATAATCGTATATACATAAACGTCAATACCCGAAGCATTACCTCCGGTCCAAGCAATACCGCCTTGATACTTTGGAGTGATGGTATTCCCATCAACTTGAATAACGTTGTTGTAGTAAGGTGTTGCGTTCTGTGTAGCCATCAACGCCACGGTCACACTGCGCCCCGTAGCCAAAGCCGTATTAAGCGTTGTGCCCGACGAAGCTCTGAAGTTAACGGTCCAATTAGAACCACCAGCACCACCGGTGTAATAAATAACGGACTGCGTTGTCACATCGTAGTTAACCGTGGATGGAACAACGGTGGCGTTAACCGTCACAACTTCTGACGAATTTGCAAGCACTTGAGCGAGGTTTGCCGAAGTACCAGAAAACGTTTGAAGCGCCGTGAATGTTGTGGCTGTACCGGGGGCTACATAATCTGTTCCGGCAGTAGCAGGGGTAACAACCGTAGAACCTGCACCTTTAATGAGCTGTCCTGCCGTAAGTGTGGCAGCAGCTTGCACTCCAAGACCCACATAATCCGTACCGTTAAATACAGCAACGAGTGAGGCACCGGGATTAATCGTTACACCTGTCTGCCCCGTAGCTTTAACTGTTAGTGTGTAGGTTGAGTCTGCGTTAATAACTTTGTAAGAACGGGAAGACGCAGGGGCTATGATGGTTGAGTTAGCGTTTAAGCTTGACACCCTGATTGTGGAGTATTGAGCGCTGTTATAAACAATGTTGGTTGCGCTTGCATCGCCTTCAGTTAGTGATAACGTCAAGTCATAGTTGGGAGAACCTGAAAAGTTTGAACCTGTCAGGTTAGTAATCCCTGCAACCGCAATATCAATATATTGCGTCAGACCATTATTAATGGCGTTACCCCACGAACCGACTTCGGTGTCAGTTTCAATAATGGGTAAATCAAGTAGCGAAGTTCTTGTGATAGGCATGGTCTACCTCATGACATACTGACGGGTTGCCAGTTGGAAGTTTGATTCGTATTAATTTCTTGCCAGTTTGCAACTTGGGAATCGTCGATAAGCTCCCACAAGAACCGACTGAACGCTTCATCCGTTATAACTGCGGACTCACTAACAGCAACATTAAAGAGCCCACCAGCCTGCGCCGAGTCCGCGCCTTGTGCAGATTCTGCAACTGAATCAACAAAATCAGCGCGAGTCCCGATATTATCCACTGCCGCAGCAGCTTCCGCAATGATCCCGCCAAGAAGTTGCAGTACATCAATGTTGTCCGTACCCGTCGCAGTTTCTGCAACAGCTCTATCGTATAAGAACCCACCAAGCGTGGTATCTGTCCCTGTAGCCGATTCAGTAACAGCACCCTCAACCACCCGTGCAGCAAAGACCGAATCCGAACCCGTAGCTGATTCAGCGATGTCACTTGTACCGCTAAAAATTGCAGAGGTTGCGTCAGCGCCAGATGCTGTTTCGCTAACGCTCGCAGCGAGTGTTTGTAAGCTGTCAACACTGTCGGTACCTGCGGCAGTTTCGGCAATGACACCCTGAAGAACGCGCTCACCTGCAACCGAGTCCGAACCCGTGGCGGTCTCATCAACCGACCTACCAAAATCTTCACCGCCTACTACCGCATCAGTCGCAGCAGCGCTTTCACTGATTGCTCCTTCAAACGTAGCCGTACTAACAACAGCGTCCGTACCCGAGGCAGATTCTGAAACCTGCACTTCAAAGGTCTGTTCTGAGGCAACAACGTCACTACCTGTAGCTGACTCGGCAATATCTCCAGCCTTAAACTGCTCGCTACTTACAACATCATTTGCCGTAGCTGACTCGGCAACGGCGCCTTGATAAGCAATATTTGCATCAATAGCATCAGCGCCAGCCGCACTTTCTGTAACGCTGGCGTCAAAGGAAAGATTCGCAGTAGTGGCGTCTGTACCGGTTGCGGTTTCTGCTACGTTAGATTCTGCGGACAGCGTGGATGTTATTGCGTCGGTTGCTGTAGCAGTCTCAGATTCCGTGACGTTTTGTGTGGCTAGCGTCGAGATGCTATCCGTGGCTGTAGCTGTTTCAACAACTTCTTTGAGAATGTCACCTTCGCTAAACGTTACCGTACCGGTACCCGCCGTGATGGTATAGGTGTTAAAACCGCCTGAAGTTGCTACTGAATAAGTAACCCCTGAGAAGCTGGCATCGTAAGTATCTTTGACCCGCAGAACAACAACCCCGGACCCACCCGTGCGCCCATTTACGTTGGTTCCGCTTTCGCCACCACCACCGCCCCCTGTATTAGGCGAGCCGTCTGTTCCGGGCTGAGATGTGCCCTGACCGTTACCGCCACCACCAATACCTCCAACACCAGCAGTTCCCGATGCGCCACCACCGCCACCACCGTAGTAAGAACCTGTAATTGCTGACAGAACACCGGGGCCACCGTCTCCACCCTTAGTAGCTGGAGTAGCCGCAGATTGCCCAGCACCGCCCGCACCGCCACCGCCACCACCTCGACCGGTTCCGGTGCCACCACCAGCACCACCTGCGTAACCCTGAGTAGCTGGACCCCCAGACCCACTAAATGACCATCCGCCACCACCACTTGCGCCAGAGCCACCGTTAGCAAAACTGGGGTTATTGGAGCCAAAACCACCTCCACGACCACCGCCATAGCCAATTACAGAAGCAAATTGGGAGGGATTGCCAGCAGTGGCAGCGGTTGAAGGGTTGGAGTTATAAACCTGCCCCGAACCTCCGGTACCAACAGCTACGGTGTAGGAGGTATTTAAGCTGTAAGTCGTGTCATTAATCGCTTCAACAACACCTCCAGCACCACCACCTCCTCCAGACCCACTGCCTGAACCACCTCCACCACCAACAACAAGGTAGCTAACAGCAAAGTCAGAACCAGCAGTTGCGTCAGAACCCGAAGCCGTTTCCGAAATGGAAACGTCAATAACGTTTGTGCCTTGGGTTGTGTCTGAGCCTGTAGCTGTTTCTGCTAAGGCTGCTTGTGCGTTAAGAAGTGCGTTTTGCGTATCGGCAGCGTTGGCCGATTCTTGAATTACCGCATCAATTGGCCCTGTGCCACTGCTAACCGCTGAGAACGGCGAAGCTGAAAATGGATCAAAGCCGAACACATTGTTGCCTTATATGAGCTGTGCGGTGGTGAGGTTGGTAATCTGATCAGTCGTTAGAGCTTCTGGGATTGTAATGGGTATTGCTTCTGAAGGCGATGTTTGCCAAGCACTCTCTACCCAAGCCATGTCTGCATGGTTCCAGTTCCACTGCCATCCTGCCCTATCTGCTGGCTTAGGGTCACGTATCAGCCATTCCCAGTTTAGCCATACCAACTCTTTACCATCAGGGATGTCTGTCGGAGGCGAAGGAGCCTGTTGCCAGCCTTCAGTACCGTCTGTTTCAGTGCTTGGGATAGACCCGTTCTTTGTCCAGTATTGCATGGTCTACCTCTATAGGGTTGGGAAGGCTGCTGTTGGTGGCGTGAAGTTGGTTG